GCAGCGAAACGAAATGGCATATCACGTGGTGCCACTGGAAGGTAGATTAACTTTGTTCTACCTTCCAGTGGTGGCAGTGGGAGCTCTTTTATCTATAAAAGGCCCATGATCCCCCCGCCCAGCGGGCAATGGATCCCTCACGTCAGGCTCGCCTCGATGAGCTTAGAGCACGAAAAGCACTCCGCGAATCAGAAAAATGCCGCAACGCCGGTTCAAGTCAAGATACCCGACGCGCTCTCGGAAGCGGTATGGTGGAAAGCGAAAATACCGCAGCACCCGCCGAGTCCCGTTCAGGCGCAGGGCCAAGAGAATGTCCACCCGAGCGATCCTCAACAAAACCAGTCAGAAGAAACGCGACCACATGCTCTCTTTCAGCAACACACACTTTGAAAACCAGTTCGACACGGAATTCAACCAGGGTGGTGCCATCATTCGACGACCGGTCGGAGTCAACTTACCTTCAGAGCATATCTACATCTGGAATGCAACTGGACGCCCCTCCGAAAATTCTACCGGGCAGCGCGGAAGTAAGACCGACATCAGCCTTCGTACGTCGGAATCGATTTTTGCCGTTGGCCTTAAGGAACGCATCCAGCTGGAAACCAATAATGCCGCATCCTGGGAGTGGAGACGGATCTGCTTCACAAGCAAGGATGACTTCGGCCAAGCCGACCCTGACACGTCAGACTACTTCCGTAGGACATCTAATGGAATGGTCCGACTAGTGCGTGCACAAGAGCAGTCTTCCTACCTAGAGGATCAGCTGTTTGAGGGGCAACGCAACTCTGATTGGCTCTCGGCAATAACAGCGCCCTTATCGTCACGTCACTTCTCCATCCGGTATGACAAGACACGTGTCATCAAGTCGTATAATAATTCGGGGTTGGCTCACACATATCGGATGTGGCACCCAATGTATAAAAATCTTACGTATGAGCAAGAGCAGGATGGAGAAAAGATGATTGATTCGGCCGTATCAGTTACCGGTCGTTTGGGAATGGGTAACTATTACGTAGTCGATATTTTCAGGAAGCACGGGGTGAACGACGATCAGTCTACGCTGACGTTTACCCCTGAGGCTTCATTCTATTGGCATGAGAAGTGAGGATGTAATCTCCACTATCTCGCAGTTGCCAATCAACCAGTCGTGGTCTACCCCCTCGTCGCATAGAGGGTTTTGGTTGGCTATGTATATAGACGGCCTTCCCCAATGTATCAACTTCTTGCCCTTGTATTTGTCCGTCGCGTAAAATGAGGTCTGTGCGCCTAACCAGAACTTGTAACTGTGAAAGAATTTCAACCCCCCCTGCATATCGTCGAAAACGGCATAGTCGACGTCTTCCAATGACTCATCCAGGCAGAATAGGCCCCCAAAGTAGGCGTGGTTGCCTAACGAACGGGCCCACAGAGTCTTGCCTAAACGGGTTCCTCCCCAGAGGATGAGGCTTCTTCTTCGTTCTGCAAACAATTAGCATTGGTTTGGCGTGAGTCCCGAAGGGCGAGAGGGTTGAGGCCGGTAGGCCGATCCCGGAAAACCCCCCCGTGGGTCCCTAGGGGACCCCGGAGAGGGGGGGGCTCACTTACCGCTTCGATCCCCCAGTAGGTCTCTCTGAACCCACTCAGCGCACTCAGGAAATCCCGACGTGTCGAATTGTAGTCCTTCAGGTGATCGGTACGGCTCTCGAACCGGTCTGTACTTCCAGTCCGCATAACAAGAGAGGGACGTAAAGGAGCAGCAAAGTGCCCTCGGAGCCAGACGCGCGCATGTCTCAAAAAACTCATCTCGAGTCTCTGCCATGCATATTGTAGTCCAGACTCCGCCATCAGAACCCACCGGAGCTCTAAGGCTGTCTGGATCGAGTCCCCCTCCCACAACGTCTCCTTCCTTGATTGCATACTTGCAGCCAGCGTCCGGAGTCGAGTAACCTCGGACAATATTGGGGTGATGTCCATCCACATCGAATATACGGACATTTCGTGACTCAAACTTCCGTTCGAACATGAAGAAAGCATGCAGATGAAAGCCTCCATCGAGGTGATTCTCTCGTCCAATGATGCACTCAGCTCCAAGCGCTCCAAGTGCTCCGACAATCTGGATTGCAAGGTCTGCCACGTAGTCTCCGTCAAGGCCGAGGGCTGAGTACGTGAGGAGTCCATATCTGGCAGCGAAACGAAATGGCATATCACGTGGTGCCACTGGAAGGTAGATTAACTTTGTTCTACCTTCCAGTGGTGGCAGTGGGAGCTCTTTTATCTATAAAAGGCCCATGATCCCCCCGCCCA